TTATCTCTAGATGGGGTAATATTATGCATCCTAAAGGTTTCTCATGGGCTGGATCGGCAACTGCATACCCTGCAAACGCTGACCTTGCACTTGGAACTAGCTGGACTGTTCATGCAACTAATGTTAACCAAATGGGTTTATTCCCTATATTTCACGGTTAATTATTATAACTATTAGATATGGAGAAATATAATGGCTTTACTAAAAGGAACTAATTCATTTGTAACTATACAAGAATCTGATGACTATTTTAATGATAGACTATATTCAGATACTTGGTTTAGTTCAGATACGTTAGTAGAACAAGCTTTAGTAACAGCTACTGGAATTCTCGATGATATTGATTGGGGCGGAACGGCTTTGCCTACTGCCTCATATCCTTTGTCTTGGCCTAGAGATATAACTTATTACGATAATAAGTCAGGCTACTATACAGATTTAGAAGATGATAGATCTACTACTTCTTATGGTACAATCCCAGAAGATATCAAAAAGGCAACTTATGAGTTGGCTCTTCATTTAATTACTAATATGAAAACAGTTGAAAGTAATGCATCTGGTGAAAATAAAGTTAAAGATTTAACAGTAGGATCGGTAAGACTTATCTTCGATACTGCTAGTGGAATTACTAATTTTAAAGAGTTACCAGATTCTATTATTAAAATTGTAAGTAAATATTATAATGAAGTATCAACAACAGAAAACCGTGGTGTTCGAGTTAGTGGAGGTGCTTAATGAGTTATAAAACACTTATTAACAATAACATTACTAATGCATTTAGTTTAATTGGAGATTTAGCTGAAGATATACAGTTTACAAATATAACCGTTACTGGTTATAATTTTGGTACACAAACTGTAAATAGTTCAAATTCATCACCAATTACCATAAAAGGTATTATCAGCAAAAGTTATAAAACTAATGATGATAAGCCCAGATTAAATGCAGATATAATGTTAAAATCTACTGACATTGATTCTAAAGTTTTAGACAACTATGACAGTGTTATATTTGGCGGTAAAACTTATGCAATTAATAAATACGAAGATAACGGTTATGTTTTAAGCATTCAAGTAGGAAGGGAGATTTAATATGGCAACAATATCACAATTATTGACTTCTGTAGAAAATCTTTTTACTACAAGTAATTGGACTGCAAATAACATAAAAGCATTTCCTGCAAACTATCAAGGCGAATTAAGTGCCGATGAATGGGTGCGGGTTAGTGTTTTGCCTTTTTCATCCGAACTTGCTTTTAATACAGATGTATCAGCTAATGGTCAAATAGTATGTCAAATCTTTGTGCCTTCAGGCCAAGGAATGAAACGTGCTTATGAAATTGCTGATTTATTAAAAAGCCTGTTAGATAGGAAAGAAATTTCTGGATATCTGCAAACAACTAATAGCTTTATAACCAATATTGGAGTTGACACAAAAGATTCAGGTTTATACAACGTGAATTATACTGTTAATTTCATTTCAATTTAACCAACACAATATAAAGGAAAAAAACAATGGCTCTAATAACAAATATAGGTGCTGGAATTTTCACTAGTCTGAAATTCAAAGCAGATAGTAACTTTACGTTACCAACTAATGACACAACTCACCAAGCATTTATTGCTGGTAGTGGTGACTTTAATGGTAGTACTGAAATTACTAATGCAAGAGAATTTCCATCTTTTGGAAAACCTGCTAATATTGTAAATGTACCAAACTACGGACAATCAATTAGTTCTCAAATTCAAGGACAAGCTGATGCTCCAACTATGGAATTTACAGTAAACTACGTACCAAGTGTACATGGTGCTATTCAAGCACTTGTACAAGATGGTAATACGTATGTATATCAGATAGACGTTAAAAACGCTGAAACAGGCGATAACGCAGCATTTTATGTAAAAGGACAATTTGCATCATTTGAAGTCTCTCCAAACTTGACTGATTCTAATCAGGCAACTATTACGATGAGTACTCAAGGTGATTACGTTGGCCCTTTTGCTGATTAATAAAAATATTTTATGTTGGGGTGTAAAATCCCCAGCATATTAATAGTATAAGGATAAATAATGAATGATAATAAACCGTTTAATAAATATTATGTATTAAGAATAACTTCTTTACATATAAAAAAGGCAATTGATACTTCTATAAGAAAAACGTATGACCGTTTAAAAGATGCAACAGTTAAAGTGGAAGTCTTTGAAACATTAGATGTCTTACATAAAATAAGAAAACTTATGGAAGATTTTGAGATTAATAATAAACATTTATATAAAAAACCTGAAGAAAAGGTTGAAGTAAAGGTAGAGAATGAAACACATAAAGATAGTTGATATAACTAAAAAGATTCCATTTTTGGAACAAGAAGTAGAAATAAAACAGCTTACAGTTAAGGGTGTAAAAGATTTACAAACAACTCTTGATAAAAATAAAGATGATATATCTGGTTTATCTACACTTAGCGCTATATTTAAAGCAACTGTAATTGGTGCTAATGATATGAAAGATAAAGATTTTGAAAACTTTCCTATCCAAGCATTAACAGAATTATCAAATGAAATTTTGATTTACAATGGCTTAGGTGCTAAAGATGATAAAGGTGATAAGTTGGGGAAGACAAGTTAGCAGAATATGAAATGGCTTACCAATTAGGTGTAACTTTAGATGTAATATATAGTATGTCATTTAATGAATATCATGGTTGGATTAAATATTTTCAAGAAAGACCTTATGGTTGGCGAGACGATCATAGATCTGCTATTATAGCACAAACCACTTACCAAGGTACAAAACCTTTAAATGTAAAAGATTTATTTCCTTCTTTAAAAGTATTACAAGATAGCGATGATAATCAAATTAATAAAAATAAAGCAGGCTTCGAATCTTTGAAGTCTATGGTAAATAAAAAATCTAAAACATAATAGATATGGCGGATAAAACCGCCTATCTTTTGAAAGGTATTTATGAGAGATACTAAAAAACTTGAAGCATATTATAAGACTTCACAAAAAAATTTAAAAGAAAAAGATTTATTTAAGAATCTTAAAAAAGAAGTGAACATAGGTGGTAATGGTACACAAAAATATAGAATTAAAAAGGGTATTAATAAAGGTAAAGTAATATGACAATAACTATAATTAATTTAAAATCATCTATAGATCAGCTTGATAAAGATATTGATAAAACAATAGAAAAAGAATTAAGAGCAAGATCTTTAAAAGCTTTTGCTGATGTTAAATTAATGACACCTGTTGATACAGGACAAGCAAGAAACTCTTGGTATATAGGTTATACAGAAAAATATTTTAATGGTGCAGGTATTACTTCAAATATTACTATACTTACACCTAAAGATAAACCACAAGAAATTATTGTAACTAATGGTGTTACATATATTCAATTTCTTAATAATGGGCATTCACAACAAGCCCCAATAAAATTTATAGAGAGTGCTTTTAAAAAGTACTTTGATTCTGTTGATGTTCAAGTGACCAACGGATAAACAAATTAACTGAGTATAAATATAATATTATATTAACTATAGGATTAATAATGGCTGTAAAGCTAAACATACAAACTAGTGTTACTGGACAGGGACAGTTAACTAAATTAAATAGTGGATTAAGTAAATTAGGAACTCAAGCCCTTATTGCTAAAAAAAGATTAGCATCTTTAGAAAGAGGAGCAGCTAGATCAAGAGCAACTTTTGCAGCTTTAGGTACTACACTTAAGGTTGGTGTTGGTGTTGGATTAGCAGCCGTAACTTTTGGTATTGGTAAATTTATTAAAGATACATTTGATGCTGGTAAACTTACTGAATCACTTCAAGTAAGGTTTAAATTATTATTTGGAACAGTTGAAGAAGGTTCAAAAGCATTTAATGTAATGAATAAATTTGCTTCTAAAGTACCCTTTTCACTTGAAGCAATTGCTGCAGGTTCTGGTAACCTAGCCGTTATATCTAAGGATGCTAGCGAATTAAATAAAATATTAGAAGTAACAGGTAATGTTGCGGCAGCTACAGGTTTGGATTTTAGACAAACTGCTGAACAAATTCAAAGATCATTTGCTGGTGGTATAGCTTCTGCTGATGTTTTTAGAGAACGTGGTGTTAGAGCAATGCTTGGTTTTGAAGTTGGTACTAAAGTATCAATTGAAGAAACTAAAAAAAGATTTTTTGAAGTATTTGCTAATGGCGGAGCATTTTCTAAAGCAACAAAAGATTTTGAATCTACATTAGAAGCCCAGGTTTCATTTGTACAAGATGCTTACTTTAGATTTAGACAAGCAGCAGCAGTACCTTTATTTGCTGGTGTTAAAAAACAATTAATAGAATTAGTTGGCAACTTTAAAGAAAACGATACACAATTAAAAGCCTTAGCTAAAACTGTAGGTGAATCAATTGCAAAGGGTTTTAAAAATTTAGGTGAATTTATAAAACTTATTATTGAAAATTTTGATAATCTTGTAAAAGTTATTAAAATATTTTTAGCTTTAAAAGTAGTAAGTTTTATTGGTGGTATTGCTGCTCAATTAGTTATAATGGGAACAGCTGCTAAAGGGGCAACAGGCGCTATGGCGGCTTTGAATATATCTATGAGAGCCAATCCATTAGGAATATTAATAACGGTTATACAAGGAGCGGTTATAGCTTGGATTGCTTTTGGCGATAAAATTAAAGATATTGGTTCATACATTTCTGATAAACTTAACCCAATACTTACTGAATTAAAGGATAAATTTTCTGAATTTTCAGATGCAGATGAAACTAATCTTGATGTTTTTGATGAAGATATAAAAAATATTGATGAATTAAGAAAAAAATTAAAATCAACAGCTGAAGATTGGAAAAAAGCTGCAAACGCTAAAGAAGCCTATAGGGAAATAT